ATAAAGTTGAAGGTACGCTATCTTAAGTCATGGGAGCTAAGCGGTTTACCCGACCCGGAGGAATATCCGGATGTCGAGTGGATTTTTGCTAAGCCGAACGGATCCACGGTTGATATTCGTCTTTCTGATGTGATCGTTGCGCATCAGACTTTCGCGTATATGTCGATCGCTATCGGCAAACCGACGCTTATGTTCGGTGAGGATATACCACCTCGATCGGGCAACACCGAAGAAGGTTTCGAGTACGTCAAAAATTGGGACAAATACAAAAACTATCTTGCTTATCCGCTTGATATCCTGAATAACAAAAAATCGGCGGGCGGCATGCCGGTGGCAGAGTGGATCAAGATGGCTTGTACTACGGATGAACCGATAAGAGAATGGAAGCAGCGGTTCATCGGCAAACCGTTTAATCAGAAGAATTTTGTACAGCGATTAGAATCGTATCTACAGGAAGGACGCTATGACCGCAGAGATTGACTTAATCAGGCAGATGACGGCAGAAGACAGTGAGAACAGTGAATTTACTGATGAAGCTATTTCCTTAATGCTGGAATACTGCGAAGACGATATCAACCGCACGGCGGCACTGATTTGGGATTTGAAAGCCGCAGACGTGGCGAAGAACATGGATTTTTCGGCGGACGGGGCAGATTTCTCAGCTTCTCAGGTATACGAACATTACAGGGAGATGGCGAGATACTATCGCAGTCTGAGAAAAGCCGGTACGGTCGAGCTTGAAAAATATCCGAGAGAAAGAAGGAGTGATGCCGTTGATCCTCGAGACTGATGATTACGGATGGATGCAGAACATACAGAAGTCTGTCATGGCAGACAAGTGCATCATCCGCCGACCGGCAACCGGGGAAGTTAACGGCTGGGGCGATATTGTCAAAAGCCGGAAGACAGGGATAGAAACCATATGCGGTTTGAAGATGGTAGATCGGGAAACAAAGTCAACTGACGGAGAAATATTTGACGTGATCGAGTCAGACGCCGAGCTGCGGTTGCCATTGGACGTCGAAATTCATCCGGAGGATGAAGTAGAGATTACAGAGCGTTATGGCAAGACGATAAGCCCGACGATCGTGTTTTCCGTCGTCCGTTTTCCTCGTGTGGGACCCACTGCGCAGGTTGTGCTTTTGCGGAGGAAAACAGCATGAGCAATTTTGGTGATATCCAGATTGATCTAAAAGGGAAAGAAGAACTCGAAGCTAAACTGAATAAATTATCAAGCTATGCGAGAGGATCCGTTGCTTTAGACGCGGTGAACGCAGGTGCGGCGATTCTGGAAACCAGAATAAAGATTAACATGGACAAGGTGTTGCACCGGCGAACCGGCATGTTAATCAATTCCGTTTCTTTTTCTGGCAGACGCGAAGGGCAGGGAGCAGTCGCTACGATACGAGTCGGTCAAGTTTACGGGAAAATCCATGAGTACGGTGGAACTATTGTGCCGATCAGGGCGAAAATGCTTCATTGGGTGAATGAGCAGGGGGAGGATGTTTTCGCGAGGAAGGTAACGATTCCGGCAAGACCGTACATGAGACCGGCAATTGCGGAGTCGGAAGATCAGGTCTATAACATTATGCGTAGAGTGATAAGTGGGGCTCTTGGAGAATTCAAATGACAGCAGATATTCATCAGGCAGTACATAAAGCGATCACGGAATGCTTGCCGGAATATCCGGTGTATCATATCAATGCCGGCTATGATGAACAGAACCTACTCATCGACGGGAAACTGGCTTGTATTGTCTATAAATTTGACGAAATCACACCTGATATGACTATGTCCGGTCCCAGTGGATTATATAGAGTTAAACTGCAAATCAGTGCATTGGGAAAAACGAACGAAGTCCGATATATGGATGAGGTATTAATTGATAGTCTAAATGGAAGATTTACAATTGATGATGTTACAATAGTATTAATCCCAGATATGGGAGCTGATATTGAAGAGGCGGATAACCTGGTAAAGCGGATAACTCGGATATGGAAAGGAATGATAGAGGTATGAAAAAATGGATGGGATTTGATGTTTACGAATGCGGCGACTGCTTATTTTCTACTCTGGACAGGGAAGAATTCGGTAGGCACTTGCGAGTAAATAAGCATAATCCGAAATTCTATTCTGAGCCGGAGAAAAAGCCGGAGGAACCGGTATATGCAATCAGTGAAGAGCCGGAATACAAAGTGCTTAGTTATGTTCCGGAAGAATCAGTTGAGGAGCCGAAAGTTGTCAGACGCGGCAGAAAAAAAATGGAGAATCCGGTCGAGGAAACCGGAGGAGAAGACGAGGTGAAAGATGAGTAAGTCAAAGGCAAATTATGGCGTTATTCTGGAAATTGGCGATGGAGCTCCTGAAGAAAGCTTTGTAGCCGTTCCGGAAGTGCGGATGGTTCCGCCGATCGAAGAATCCACGGATGATATCGACGTAACTCATCACGGGAGCGGAAAATATCGCGAGTATATCCGTTCCGGTTTGATGGATACTGCGGAGTTCTCTTTTGACATGAACACGGTTTATCCGGATACGGTTCAGGATCAGATCAGGGAGCTAAAACAGAGCGGTGATGTCGTGTCATGGCGAATCCGATATCCAAATGGCATGGGCAGAGAATTCAAGGCATATGTCAAAAACATTGTTTTTAATGAAGCCGATGCGCAGTCACCGGATGCACTGGTTGAAACCGTGACTTTGAAGCTAACCGGAGAAATTACGGATATCAGTGAATTACCCGATGTGAGCTTATAGGAGGCAGCATGGCTTTGATCAAAAGCGCTGATGAAATCCTGAGCAAGGATGATTTTTCATACGCTGTTATTGACGTTCCGGAATGGGGCGGATCGCTTCGCATCCGCTCTCTTTCCGGTGCAGAAAGAACGATCATCACAAAAATGATAAATCAGCGAAAAGATGGCGACGGATTATTTGAGAAATTAGTCATGTTGGCATCAATCGATGAGGATGGGAAGCCGCTTTTTTGGGATGACAAGCAAAAGGACATTTACCTGAAAGCGCTTCAGGGCAAATCGGCAGCGGTGACGCAACGGGTTGGCAAAGAAATTTTAAAACTTTCCGGCTTCACGGAAGATGCTGTTCCGGATGTCGAGAGCGCCGAAAAAAACTGAGCGGCAACCCGGAGCGGCTTTTTCTGTACCGATTAGCCGCGACTTTAGGCTTCCCGAACGTGGACTACATGGCGAGCATGATGACAAGCCAGCAGATCACGGAATGGGAAGCTTTTTATAAAATGGAGCCATTTGGAGTCGATCGCGTGGAATACCTGCTTAGCATGTTCATGTTTTTATATGCCAGTGCGAATCGTGGCAAAGGAAAAAAGCCGAGGCAGAAGGACTTTTTACCGTTTTTATACAAAAAGCCGAGCGACGAAAAACTTTGGGAAGAATGGTTTCGGATGCAAACAATGAGGGATTTGGATAATGGCAACTAACGTAGGCTCGCTTGAAGCAACGCTGGCTCTAAACGCGAAAGGTTTTACTTCCGGGGTTGATGATGCAAAGTCGGCGCTCGGAAAATTCGGCGATAGCATCAGGTCTATCGGTTCCGTTGCCGCAGGCGTTCTCACAGCCGGTGCGATTACCGGCATGGTTCATAGCATCCAGCAGGTAGGAGCTGCTGCTATCAATGCCGTTGCTTCGATGCAACAGATGGAAAAAGCCATTCAGTCTTTGGCAGCTTCTGAGCTTGTCAGAGGCTCTAAAGGTACGCTTTCCTTCACAGACGCACTGGATAAAGCTGGCAAAACTGCAAACGAAACGATGGAATATATCCGTGAATTATCCATTGTGTCACCTTTTTCTTATGAGTCTGTAATTTCCGCATTCCAATTGAACGCATCCATGGGGCAAACGATTGATACGGCGAAGATGACGACCGAGGCTATTTTGAACCTCGGTTCCGGTTTGGCACTGTCGCAGGATGAGATGAACCGGCTTTCCGTTGCTTTGGCGCAGGTTGGATCGACCGGCAAGATCACGGCAATGGATGTCCGGCAGTTTGCGAACAGTAGGTTCGGCTTGGATAAACTGAATGACGTGTTTGCGAAAATGAGCGTAAACACCGGCGTCACGATCAAGACCTACGAAGATTTCAACAAGGCGATGGAAAGAGGCAAAGTAAAAGCAGATGACTTCTATAAAGCGCTATCAGACTATTCCAAAG